CCCGAAGCATTGTCACCAGTACCGCGACCGCGCTTACGACCAGCGCGGCGAGTAGGTGCATTGTTGTTGTTCATGTTGCTTGCCAAGTCAAGCGTGGATATATAATGGCTTTCCGAGATTACTCACATTCTTGTCATTGGAGGAGGATCGTTAAACCCCGGGGCCGCCAAGCCCCTGTTGCTCCAGTGGTTCCTCGCTCAGGCATAGTCCTTCTCGGACAATGCCAAGAACACGGGGTCGCTCAAGAAAGCTGGGAGCCGCGTAACTGCCCCAATCAACTTCTCTGCCCTCACGATGTCTTGCTCAGCGAGCCCATAGCGGTCGCAAATCATGTCGATTGCATGCGCACGGTCGACGGAAACCGAGGAAACATTCGGTTTGCACCATCCATCTTCCGAAGCACTCACCACTACGGTCGTTTCTTTCCCAAGCTCACCAAGCTTGCGAATAAACGGCCCGAGGATAGGATAATCACTCGGGACTTTAGCCATGGACTGCGATATAGCATAGGAAAGGGTGGCCAACCCTTCTGCATAATCTCGCTTGGACTTGGAAAACAGCTTAACTGCCCGGTGCGTTTTACCCAGCTTGACAACTTGGGAAGGGAGGGGGAACCAACAGACTTCTCCAGTCCTGTCTCTCACCCACCACCCCTTGAGGAAAGTGGCCTCGCTCAGACTCATGTGCGACTTGAACTTCAACTCGAATCCCATCATATGGGCGGCTCGCTCGGGCTCCCTGCCCATAGCAAACACTTCCAACCAATAACACAAATTGGACATCGAATTTATGACTGTGGTCCAGTCAATTCCCGTCGCCAGCTGAAAACCGGCTTTTCCCCTAATACGCACCCGCTTGCCCCGCGCCTTATACGGCATGCTGCATACCGTTAAGATCAAGTCGATAACCAGTGGTGCTACTCCCAAAGCCACCAACCAGTGAGCGTGAGCTCGCAGACATTCCTCTCGCTGCGATTGGTCGTACGCGCTAAAGTCGCCTTCGCCAATAGGTTGCATCACACCCTGGGTCTGCCATCCGGTAACTTTACTAGTGATGCTATCATCTCCTGACACAGCCACCACGTTCCAGTTTCCTCCGGCAAGAATAGAGCCCATTGCATTCAATTGCTCCCCTGTATACCCTGAAGCAAAATAGACGACGACATCTCCGTGCAAGCTACCGTCAAAAACGCGGTGCAGCACGTCCGCAACACCTCGCGCGTCCGGCGCGAAGTTGACGTGTAAATCGTTTGACAGCACAGTGATAGCCCTCGGCTTCACCGTGAACTGTCCGTCCACTACTTTCCAGGGTATGGTTTCATTCCATTTCACCATAATCTCCTTGCGATAACCACAAAGCTTTCCCAGCTCCTGGCTCTCGTCCGCGTTAAGCAAGCGCTTCGCTTTC